GACGACGAGTCGCCCGAGTAGAGCTCGAGCTTGCGGACGGCCGCGATGTTGAGCACCGCCATGCCGATGTCCTCCCAGGCCTGGAAGGTGATCATGTTGGCGATCTTGTCGATGTAGAACTTCGTGTTGTTCAACACGTAGAACTTCCCGAAGAACTCCGGCTTGGTGAAGCAGTAGATGTTGCCCGGACGGAGGATGTCCGTCTTGATGGTACGGACGTACGAACGACCGAGGATCGTGTTGTACTTGTACCCATCCACCGTGGTCTCGGACTGGATGCGGTCACCCTGGTCTTCGACGGTCCACTGAAGGAGATCGTCCCAGTCCATCTCCGTCATCAGGAGGCGCTCCGAACGGAGGCGGTTCCCGTCGAGGAGCTTGAACAGGTTGACGAGGTCCGGACGCTGCAGCGGACGAACCGTTGCATCGTTCGTAGCCGCCGACCGAGCGAGCTCACCCTTGCGGATGGAGAACTCCACGACCGAGCCTGCGCCGATGGTCGTAGCGTTGAGAGACGTGACGACACCGCCGTTGGCCTCCGTCTGGAGGGCCTGGACAGCCGCCTCGATGTGGATCGTGAACTCGCGGTCCTCGATCTCCTGGATGTCCTTCACCGAGTTCTCCTCGATGATCTTCGTGATGGGCATCTCGTAGGCGAGAAGCTCCTGCTCCGTCTTCTGGAAGATCTCAGAGGAGATCGTGTAGAAGGCGACTTCCGCACGGCTGCCACGGATGAACCGTGCCGTGGGCTGACCGCGGAAGGAGATCGCCATGGCCCGGCTCTTGGGCTCGATGTCGACGATCTTCACCAGCGTGTCGTGGTTGACCGAACGCTGACAGTCAGCGCGGGTCACCATCTCGGGGGGCAGCACCTTGCGGGCGTAGCTGACCTCGCGGAGACGGTCGCGGATATAGGATCCGCCGAATTCTGCCATCTTCTCTTTGCCCTCTGCGGACGAGAGCTTCTGCGTGAAGAGCTCGTTGAGGACGCGCGCCGGAACACTCATGATCTTCTCCTTCCTTTCCTAGCGTCCTTCAGACGCGCCAGCCGTTGATGAGACGCAGCTTCCCGCCGTTGTTGGCGGAGAGCCGGGTCACGTAGCCAGCGACGGGGGCAGCATCTGCCGAACCGCCATGGCCAACGAGACCAACGTAGTTGCGTCCACCAAGAGCGATGGTTGCGACCTTGACACCCTGGAGGACAGTCGTGATGGCTGCCCCCGAACCGACGACAGCTGCCGCATCGAAGATGCGGGTGTCGAACTCCCACTCACCACGGAAGATGACCGGCATCTTCGTGCCGGCGATTGCCTGCACGTCGTAGCGGCCACGCTCTGCGAAGAGGGGGAAGCTCAGAAGGGTTGCACGACCACCAGCGCCGGCGGTGCCGAGCGTAGCGATGTCGGCTGCCCGAAGGAGCTTGTAGCTGTTGTTGATGACCATCCACTCACCGTCCACGAGCGCCACCGCGTTCAGCGGCTGGGCGAGCGTGGGATCGGCAAGCGGAAAGTCACGGAACTGGGTCTGCAGTACCGTGCTGACCGGCTCGAAGTTGACTTTCTGCACCGTCGACATGATCTATTCTCCTGACTTCACTTTTTGAGCGGTTGTTGTTTCAGCCGACGCCGCCGACGATGAACCGCTCAAAAGCAGACCCCGCCGCCGCATTGTTGCCATCGTTGTTCGAGAGCGAGGCCAGCTTGGAACCCATGTCGGGCCCAGTCAGGTCCACGGCCTCTCGATACGTCTCGAGCTTGCCCTGCTCAGCCGCCTTCTCGAGGCGGGCCGTGAGGTCCTCCATCGAGACGTCGAGCTCGAGACCCTTCTCGTGCATGGTCTCCGCCAGCTTCTCAGCTGCATCGCGGCGCTCCATGTGAGCGACCTTGTCACGGAGAACTTCGTTCTCACTGACGAGATCACGGATGACTCCCGGTGCCTCAGAAAGGACCGCGGAGATCTGCTCATTGCTCAGCTTCTTCATGGTTCCTCTCAGCCGCCGTTGGCAGCCGACTCCTTCTTCTTGTTGGTCTCTTCGGCGAGCTTCTCGAGGACAGCTCGAGCCGCAGCGACCTTCGTACCGGTGCCGACAGACGCGAACTTGGTGCCGGCCTTAGCCGTGTTCTCGAAGGCGTTGGCCAACGTCTTGTCCGTCTGGGCCGAGAGCGCCGGCTCATTGAAGTACTGCTTCAGCTCCGCCTTGCGGGGGTCGTGAGCAGTGCCCTTCTGGTAGTTCATGGCCGAGTCGTTCGAGCTGACGAGGCTGGTCGGACCCTGGGGTGCCCCGCCGGCAGGCTCACCGCCGGACTCACCAGCCGCGCTGGTGTCCGGAGCGACAGCTGCGCCAGCCGAGATGTGCGCCGGGTTGATGGCATCCTCAGCGACCTTCTGCATCTTGCGTGCAGTTGTGGCGATCGAAGCCGTCTTGAAGGCTCCACGGATCGAGGCAACCTTGCCCTTGCCGGCGGTCATGGCCGTGGTCTGGTGGCCGGGGCCTCCCGGGGCACGAGCGTAGTCGTTCTCCATCTGAGTCGCCGGGCCGTGACCAGACGCCTGGAGCGGGGTGCTCATCGGAACCGTGTGGTGTCCGTGACCCTGATCGTCATTGGTGTGAGGGCCGCCACGCGCCTCAGAGACCTCGAGGGTGTTCGGTCCACGACCGATGCCCTGAAGGTTCTTGCCTTCCGAAGACTCCTTGGCGATGTACTCGATCGCCGAAGCCAGCTTGAGGGCGTACTCGTGGTCCACGGCGCCGCTGGCCGAAGCCTGCTTCTCCGTCACATCACCAGAGTCGCTCATCTGACGAGCAGCTTCGAGCGACACGTTCACCTTCGAGGCGCTCTGCGCCATCGCGGTCTTCAGCATGTCTTGCAGCCGGAGGGGCCGAACTCCCATCAACGCCATGTCGACCTCATTTCCCTTCTTGATGAACGCGAACTTGTTGGCCGAAGCCGTGACTGTCATTTGAGCAGGTGGGGGAGGTATCGGAAGCTGTGGAAGAGGAGCTGGGGGGGTAATCGACCCCTGTTCCATCTTCCCCGCATCGGGCTTCGAACCAGCCACTGTGTTTGGCTGACCCACCCCTATCTGCCGAGGAACTTGCCCACCCTTCTGACTCCCCTGGCCCAGGGCTCCCGGAGGTGTGGTGGGCCTCATGGCCGAGTTTGGCCTGTTCCCCGTGAGAAAGGTATGGGAAGCGGGATTCCGAATCTGCCCAGGCATGTTGGACTCCCGCTTCCCTCACGATCAATCCCAGTTGACCGGGTAGCCGGCCTGCTCGAGGATCTCCGACGAGCGGATGTCGATGGCTCCATCGACGTCAGACGCCATGGCGACCTTCGAGCCATCTTCCGAGGGACCGAGGATCATGACGGCAGCGACACGCTCGCCGGCCTCCTCGCCATCCCAGCCTGCGGCTGCGGCCTTCTCGATAGCCAGCTCTGCAGCGAGCTCATCGATGGCCGAAGCCTTCTTGTCACGGGTCGCTGCGTAGCCTGCGCCACCAGCTGCGGCAGCGCCTGCTGCACCGGTTGCTGCGCGAGTCCGGAAGACCTTCTTGCCTTCTTCCGCAGCCGCCGCACCCTCACGCGTACCCTTGTCCTTGGCCAAAGCCTTGTTGACGCGGGACGACATGCTGTCGCCGCTGAGGTTGTCGCTGATCTTGTTGGCCTGCGCACTGCGTGCGGCATGCGTGTCACGCTTCGAGCCCGACAAGAGCTCCTTGTAGCGCTTCGCGCCAGCGCTGGCGTGCTCGCTGACGTAGTCAGCTGCATCGCCGACGGACTTCTTCACGGACTTCTTGCCCGAGTGGTACATCTGCTTGAGATGCGAGCCCTTCGGCAGGGAGAGGGCCTCCTTGGTGGAGCCGTCATCCGTGGCCTCAGCGATCTTGTTGAGCTCCTGGACGTAGGCGTGAGCCATGACGCGTCCGAGGAAATCAGCCTCACCAAGCTTCTCTTGCTGGGCCTTCTTCTCCTCGTGCTCTTCCTTGGCCTTCTCCTTCTTCTCACCACCGTCCTTGTCGTCCTCGTCCTTGTCGTCGGAGGCCTCCTTGGAGAAGGTGTTGTTGTACAGGGTCTCGACCTGCGCGTCAGTCAGCTGGTTGAGGTCGATGCCCTCAGCCGCTGCCATCTTCGCGAACAGCTCGACCTGCGCCTGCTTGCCCATGCCGTCGTCCGTCGCCTCTGCAACACCGCCACCGGTGCCGTAGTACTCGGCGAGGAATTGGTCCATTCCGCTCATTGAACTCTCCGTGCATTGAACATGCTCAACGTGTTCTTTGAGGGGGTTGCCCTCTCCACGGTGGCCGAAGCCTGAGCGATCTTGGTTTCCCCCGACTCATCCCGGAACGCATCCTGGATGTACGCAACCGACATCGGCGTGAAGACCTGGTCCGCAGGAGCGCCGGCGAGCTTCGCAAGGTGAATGTCTTCACCTGCGATGTCTCCGATCAAGTCCTGACTGTGAGCGACCATGTTCATTACACCGTGCCGGTAGCTGTCGTAGGCACTGCCCATCTTACGCATCGAGGAAGATGAATGGGAAGAAGTGCCCTTTGTCTTCTCTTCAGTAGCCTTGGAGGGCAGACCGACGACAATGATTGTTCTTCTTTCGATGAACGGGCCGAGCATCGATCTACCGGGCAGGTGGCCAAGCATCATCATCGCCAGAGCCTTGTTGAACTTCTCTGGGGACTGCTTGATTTCCGCGTCCTCTGAGCCGCCCGAGACGTGATCGAACTCACCCGGCTTGAGAATAATCCCGAGGCCAGAGGCCGTAGAAAGGGAGTCCTCAAGGGGCAGATGCTTCATCACATCCAAGATATCGTCCGGTAGATCTTCTTCGTGCTTCGACAGAACGGGCACAGCCTTCCCGGTGAACTGACTGGGGATGACGTCCTTGGTCATCTCGCTCTGCTTGTTCTTGGCTGCCTTGCCGATGAAGGCAATCTTGAGCGGGTCGTCCTCAACAACAGAGGCAATCTTCTCTTCTCCTTGGAAGGCGGGGAAGAGGACCTCGTTGCCCTCAGCATACCCAAGCTTCTCAGCGAGCTCCGCGCTGCCAGCAATCTTCATCATCGTCTTCGCCGTACGGTCGGCGCCTATGAAGACGAAGCTGATGTCAAAGAACTTGGGGTAGTCGTTGTAGACGAACACCTTCCGACCGTCGGGCCGGATACGGTTCATCTCTCGCTTGGCGTGCTCGCAGTAGTCCGCTCGAGTGATGGAGACGCCGCGGATCTTCTTGGCCTTGTGCCACCGAAGGATGGCATCACCAGGGTGCTTGTCTTTGCCCTTGATGAACGTGGCCTGAGCTCGGTGGTACGTGTCCCAATCGAGGCAGATAGAACACGTATCAAACGGCACCTTCGTACCCATCGAGACATCGGGGAACTGCCCGCTCTGAAGCTTGTCCCAGACCTGCAGTCCTCCGAACTTCTCGCACTTGTCCTTGTCGACGCGGCAGACAAGTTCCACCCGCTTCATGCTCGGGTGCCAGACCGCGAGCTCCACCTCACCGAAGGCTCGAGTCGAATCCTTGTTGCGATGGTGGGCGTAAGGATGCGCCAGGTAAAACGTGGGAAAGCCGAAGGGCCAAGTCTTCGCCTTGATCTTGTCGACCAAAGGGTTGCCTGACCAATCGTCCGGAGCATGGATGAGGGATGCCTCCGGGAAGGCATCACCGTTGATGTTCGAGCCGTAGTACTCGCTGGCGCCCATGGCGTTGACTAGGACGTACTGAGAGCCGTTCTGCGGACGCAGCGACGCGATGTACCGGTTCACGTCTGGGAGAAGTTTGGCCGAAGCAGTCTTCTCAAAGACAGAGTCCGCCGGGCCGAAGAGCGGGACGGCACTCGGACCGTGCTCACTCTGGCCGGCGAACGTACTGATCTTGAGCATGGGCTACCGCCTAGGGCGGGCAGCCCCATCCCCTGCGTTGGGCGCACCCGCCCTGCCGTGCTGAAGGCCCGCCTTTGCTCCTTCGCGGGCAAAGTCGTGGGCTACTCCGAAGGCAGACTCGGGATAGTCACCACGCTGCTTGAGAGCTTCGCCGGCGATACCGCCGATGCCCATCGGACTCTCGATCATACGACGCATGAATGAGCCTGCGACGAGCGGGTCCTTCGAGAACTCAGGGTTGACGTTGCGAAGCGTGTTGAACATCAGGTTGAACCGCTGCGGGTCCTGCTCATGATGCATCTGTAGATCTTCGTTGGCTTCCATCATGTGGCGGAAGTCACGGCCCTTAGTGGCCGCATCAAGAATCCCGGAGACAGCAGCTCCGAGCCCAGCGCCCATAAGGCCGACTGCACCAGCAGCAGCAGCACCGGTGGCAGCGTGAGCCATGTGCTGGGGGAACTTCTTGGCGGCATCCGTGAGGAAGTTCGCCTTCTTGGACATCTCCACAAACTCTTCAACAGGGTTCTTCATGATGTCCTCTCAGTAGACCTGGGGATAGCCGCCGCCGCCCACCTGTTGACGGTAGGTCTCCTGATCCCAGTCATTGCTCAGCGGATTCACGTGCGCCTGAATGCCGTGATACGCCTGGCTAGCCACCGGGTCATTCATCGCACGACGAGCCAACTCTACCGCGGCACCAGCAGCGAGGGCATGCGGCAGATACTTCACGCCCGTCTCCACCCCCTTCCGAGCCGCCTCCCCAACACCCGAGCCCAGGGTGAACTCCATGGCTCGTCCAACATGCTTGCCGATGTGCGGGGCTGCATGCTCCGCAGCGTCCATCACATGCTTGCCGGCATGAACGAGTACGCCCTTGCTGTCCGCAGACTTCAGGAAGGCTGTAGCCTGCGCCTGCGCGACGTTGACCTCCTGGGCCGCCATCCTTGTGTGGGCGAGCTTGTCGAGGCACTGCGCGAACTCTGAGATGGCTGTGACGAGCGGGTGCTGTCGATTCACAACAACACGACTGGCCGTCTTGTCCATAGAGACAAGCGCCTCCTGGATGTCACGGTAGACACCTTCCTTCAGAAGGCGGGGAGTCATCTGCTCGAAGGCGATCTTGAGGAACTTGGCATCGGGAGCGCCGACCTCGAGGACCTGGGCGATATCCCCAAGACTCGAGCCGTGGAGAGCCGCCTGCTTCACGGTCTGGTAGAGGATCTCCGCCGTGTCCTCATACATGATCTCGAGGCCCGAGAGCTGCGACGAGAGATGCTCGTATGCCCCGGCTAGCTTGTCACGAAGGTCGGTCACATCCGAGAGCGGGTCCTCGAGGGGGATACCGTAGTCGAACCCGAAGGTCTGAGCGAGGACAGCCTCCTCACGCAGGGAGGCCGAGGCACGCTTCTCCGACGGGGGCATGTGGTAGTCCGACGTGCCGGGGTCGTAGACCGAGCCGCCACCACCATCGTTGAGGTCCTTGAGGACTTCGCTCGGGTCCGCAGGACCGCCCTGGAAGTCGACGACGTGGTGCCCGACGCCGGACTCCTTCTTGAACTCCTTCAGGAAAGCGTCGGTGTTGGCGAACTCACAGACACGCTTGACGTGCTCAGGAGCAAGGCCCGCGTGCTTCACCGTCTCCACAACGGCGTCGTTGAGAGTCTTTGCTCGGCCACCCAACCACTTCGAGGACGCCATCTTCCCCAAGACCTCGAGCTCCTCGCCTGTCTTCGGGCGAGCGTGCGACTGCTGAAAAAGACCGTGACTCGGAAGGTCGCTCATCGTGCGCTCCTAGAGGTAGACTCTCTGAAGAAATTACATGAGCAGCAAAGTAATGGGAATCCAGTCGGACTTGCTCTCCCGAAAGGACACAGCGTCCCTGCTGAGGGTAACAATTCAGTGCTTGCGCAAGTTCGTCAAGCAGGGCCTGCTCAAACCCGAGGGCAAGGGGCGGCAAGTCTGCTTTCGCAGGGTCGATGTGGTGGCCCTCCTCGAGACTGTGGGCGGCACCATGGACCTCGCCTCGGTAGCGAACACCGCCATGCGTGCCCTCATCAAGGCAGAACAGTGCGAGCAGGTCCTCAACAAACTCCTTAGCACCCTCGGCTTCACCAGCCGGCCCTTGGTCACCTCGAGGGCGGCCATCCTCCGGCTATATGAACGGGCCAAGGGGTATCGTGCAGAAAAAGAGGGCACCTCCGAAGCCGGAACAGTCTTCTATTTCTCGCAAGAACTGTTCGGGATCTCGGAAGAATACCTCCGCCTCGTTGAGCACTACACCGCCGATGGGGAGCCCTGGCGAGTCTTCCTCGAGGCAAGCGAGAAGCTCTGCGAGCTGGCTCCCCGTCACAGGCTCGTCCACGATTACGAGCTTGCCAGCGCTTATGGGTTTCTCGAGGCAGCACGGAGACATATACGCTCCGTGGCCTACCTTTATGTACGTGCGACCCACGGAGCGAAGGTAGCTGATGACGCCTTCATTGGGGACAATGCCTTTGACCCGGTGATCACAACGCTCTTTCCCAACTGAGGCACTGTGCTCAAAGAACCCGAGTGCAAGATGTGCAAGTGCCCCCAGTCCAACCACTTCAAGGACTACGAGGGGTACTGGGCCTGCCTCACCACGTTTTGCAAGTGCACGAAGTACGTACCTCCAGCACCGAAGAAGCCCTAACCCTGGTTCGTAGGGCCTGAGTAGTTCGAGAAGAGCGGACCACGGGTCCCGTCCTCCCTGTTCGGCGAGATGATGTCTGGCCTGGGCTGCATGATCATCGATGCGAGCAGGCAGTACAGGACAGCGTGAAACGTATCGTCCGGTTTGTCGGGACCGTGGCTGTACTGGATCATCCGCAGCGTCTCGTTGTACTCGCTGAAGATGTTGAGCATGTCCTGGGCGAAGGGCTCTCGCCACTCCTCCCAACGGGGGAACTCAATCTGGTTCCGCTTGATGGCGTTGAAGACATCGCTCATCACTTCCGTGCGGTGCACCATCCAACGCTTGTAGTTCGGGTTCCAGTTGACCTTCTTCTTGGTCTTCGCCATGTACTGGTACTTGTGCACGCGCTGCGTGCCGAACTCACGTACCAGCCGGTCATTCGAGTGGAAACCACCACCGTAGTCGGCGCCGATGACACGGACGTTGAAGTCCTTGAGCATCTGCACAATGATGTTGAGCTGTACAACGGGATCGGTCTCTTCACCCTCGAAACGGTGGGCATAGAAGACTCGGAACTTCGTCCCGACGTACATGCCGAGAACGAGCACCGTGAATGAGTGCTCCCCAGTACCCCAGTCGAGCCCTGCGTAGATCGGATGGCCGTGCGCCAGTGCCCGATACTTCTTGAGCATGTCCGGGTCCATCGTGACCTTCGGGTGCGAACACTCCTGCACCTGGGCAGTTGTGAGTGGACGCATGCCCGAGTCGAACGAGATGCCGAGGACTTCGTTGTAGAACTTGTCCCGAGGATACCGCCTGTAGTCGAGCAGGATTTCATCCCAGCTCTTCCACGGCACCATGAGCTGGGGAATGCGGTAACTCTCGAACGGGGTTCTCTGAGGGTCATACCGCACCATGTTCGCCCACTGGGCGTCAGGGTGCGCCGGGTTGATGAGCCCGCCGCACTTCTCACAGGACAGCCCCTTCAGGCCGATGTTCTTCTCGCCCAGAACGTTCCAGTACCTCCCCGTCTCTCCGCCGTGGGCATCGCAGGGGACAACCCACTCACCCTGCGTGGAGAGGTTGGAACGGTAGTACTCGATGACGTTGTCGAGACTCTTCGGGGTACCGGCGTAAATGTACCGCTTCCATGCCTCAGGCGCGTGGCTGGTGCACTGCTCGATGATGGGGATGTTGTCCCCGAGGATGTCCTGGAGCTCGTCTACGCAGAGGCCCCAGGCCGGGATGCCTCGAGTACGGTCGGCGTTGAGGAAGGCGTAACGCAGTGTGATCTTCGAGCGGTTGATGAACTGCTTCTCGAAGACGTTCTGCTGGAGCACGCTAGTCGTGAATGACTTGAGGACGTGGCTGGTCTCGAGCGGGTCCTTGATACGGTCGTGGCTGAAAGTCTTCGTCTGCGTGGCCGACGGCGACACGTACAGAGATCGATACCCTGCCACGAGGCAGGAGTAGGCGATCATCTTGTTGCCCAGCAGCGTGGACTTCTCTACCTGTCGAGCGCAGAAGAGTAGGATGCGGCGAGCTGGGGTGTCATAGGGCTGACGCATATGGCGTCGTCCCTCGAAGGAGAAAGGCACGTAGCCGAGCCCATCATCTCCCGGCATGCGGAAGGCGAACTCGGTGAACTGAGATGGTAGAACTGCGGGTATGCGGCCTAGTAGCTTCTTCTGCTTGAAGGGCTCGTCTAGGTCCGTAATGAGTTCCTGCTCCGGAAACCAGAGCTCGCTATCGTCGAGAAGGTCCTCCTCAGCGGCTGCTGCGTTCTCCTGATAAGCGATCTCTTCAGGATCTAGTTGAGTGCTAACCGCTGCCATCCTATGTATCGACTAGCACATGAGCGACGACACCAAGCCTAATGTTGCACTTGAGCAGCTCTGGGACTCGTTGTGTCGTACGGGCGGGCACTGGGGTAAGGACGTCCTACTGACTGAAGAAGGGGACAAGTTCGAGGCGCACTTCTACCTCGAGGACGTGCTGCCCCAAGGGTCTGCCAGCCACATCCAGAGCTACGTCAAAGCCTTCATGGCAGCGCAGGGCTGGAAGGTAAAGACACAGCTCACGCGGCACTACTTGCGGCTGGAGCTCTCCAAAGCCTGATCGAGCAGCTCGAGAAATTGCGTGACCAGCAAGTCGACGTCTGGCACTTCCGTCTGCTGCACGATCATCCACCACGAATCCTGCGGCACCTCCTTCTCGTCCTGCCCATAACGAAGGACACCTTCGATGAGGCTGGCCTGGATGCGCGGATACTCGAAGCCAAAGTGAGCTCGAGCAATCTTGTCTAGGCAGTGAGCAAAGGTCACCTTCCAGTACTCCTTGCCCAGCGTTTTGGACTCCAGGGTCTCGAAGAAGTGGAAGTGCACATCGCGCTCCCCCTTGACCGTGTACTCCGCGGAGAACGTTGTGTACTCGTTCACAAGGGTGAACGGCTGGACTTCAACCGGTAGGCTTTGCTCCGCCTTCAGCGGGGTCAACTGCTCCGAGCGGCTCGATGAGCTCGAGTTCTCCACTTCCATCTCCAGATCCCTTCGGCATGGGTTGCATGTCTACTGTGTGCTTCCCCTTGCTCAACTCGTGAACATAGGGCACGGGCTTGTTCTCAGTCCGCATGGCGATCTGGGAAAGCTGCTCGCGCATATTCTCGTCTGGTTTGACGACAACTTCCAGCACATCCGTAAACGTCTTCACAACAACGGCCATGTCCCGAGCCTTCTCGTGGTCTTTCATGCCGTTAGTGCACATCGCTTCGTACGAGGTCATGGCCGCCATGTCTCGAGCACGGGCTAGCACCTTGGGGAGATCCATCTCCGCCGGCATGTACCCCATGCGCATCTGAGCCATGACCGTAGAGAGCGGGGAGAAGGGCATCTCTGCCACTGAGCGGCGAGGATCGTTCCAGGCAGAGGCCATCAGCGCCGGCGCCTGCCGTTGGATGTCCGTGCTGGGATGGGCTGCTGCTGCCATAGGACGCATCTTCAGGAGAGCTCGCATCTGGACGCTGTCGACCAAGTCGACGTTCCAAAAGAACTGCTTGAAGATCTCCACCGCTCTGGGCGTGGCGGGAAACTTTCGGTGCCTCGTCAGCGAGTGGGCAATGGCCTCCGGCGGAGCGTAGGCAATCAGCATCGACTCTACGAACTCTTTCATCCTGGGGTACTCCAGGATGCGGAAGGACGTGGCCGTGTCGTCATCGGGGAAGTAGAGGTCCTGAATGCCCTCCTTCATCAAGAACCGCTGCGACCTGAAGTGCAGCCTGTCCGTCGGGAAGAAGGGCTTCGGGGGCTTCAGCTTCTTTCGCAGACGGTCGATGTAGTACCCGCCCAGATCGTCCAGCCCCATCTCAAAGAGCTGCTCGTGGATCTCTTCATCCACATGCTCGTCCGGATGGACAATCAGGTACTTGAGGAAGAACTCGACTGGCGTTCGACGGATCACTTCAGTTCTTCTGGAACGCCAGAACCTTCAACCCTTCGAGGACATCTTCCGTTGCACGGACAGCCTTCTCGAGGGCGGACACGGGGACATCACGCATGCCGAGACGGCTGGCGACAAGAAGCTCGCACATCCGGCTTTGCGCCTCGTCAATCAACGGCAGGTAGCCGATGAACGTGCCGAGGTTCTCGGGGTTGATGAACCCGAGGGAGAGCACCGTATCGACCGCGACCGGGTCTGGGATGACCGCGGCTTCCTTGAGGAGATCGACACGGAGCTCATGGACAAGGGAGCGCAGGGCGCTGGCCTTCTTCTCGTAGGTGCCGATCTGCTCGCTGGCGAGCTTGATCTGACGGCCTGCGCGGATGTCGACAGGGGTGGAGTGTCCCCACGCCTCTGCCATTTTCTCCATTGCCTTGGCCGGCGCAACGCCGAGGCCAGCCAGGAGGAAGACAGTCTGATCGAAGGAGAGGAACTCCTTGTCGTTCGAGGCCAGCTTCTCGAGCGGGTACCCCGAGAGGGAGTAGCTGTCTTCGCCAGCAGAGCGAAGAACAACAGTGCTGAAGACACGACCCGGATGGGCCGTCTTCTCCTCGTTCGCCGGGTCGGATACGAGCTTGACGGCGTTCTCCTGGTCGAGAGAAACCCACTGCATCGTGTCCGGGACGAGCATGTGGTCACCCTCGCCGGCGACCTCCTGGATGTTGGGCTGCACCATGACGTGCACCTGGCGTCCATCGAAGGTCTCTCCGACGAGAGCGAAGCCCTCTCCGGCATCGAGGGTGGCCTTGATGTCGAGGGGGATGGTGGCCTTGCCGTGGCCGTCCGTGAAGAAGCCGTAGCCTCGAGGATGGCCTTCGGCGAGAGTCACTTCTTCACCCGGAGCAGGAGTACCGGAGATCTCCCCCTGTAGAGCAGCGGCATCGCCGTTTGTGAAGAGCATCATGGGCAGCGTGTGGCCGTCCACGTCGATGAGCTCGGGGAAGACAAGGCCGGTGAGCTCCTCACCCGCCTCCGTGCACACGCGGTACTGACCGAACTGAGAGACGAGGGCCTTCTCTTCCGGAGCTGCCTCTTCAGGAGCGCCCGCACCCTCAGCCATCGTCACGGTGCCGTTCGTGTCTGCCGCGAGAACAATCTTCTCGCCGTAGGCCCGCACTGCCTCGCCTCGGCTGTAAACGTGGTGAGTCGGCGCCCAGAAACTGTGGTTTGCCGCCAAAGCCTGGTAGCCCTGCGCCAGCTTCGTGAGCTGGACGACACTGCACGGGACGGAGCCGTAGATGGCAGCAGCCATCTTCTCCTGGCTCATCGGCTCGTACTTGGAGAGCAGTCCGAGGGGGCCAGCCGTTGCTTCTGCGTTGGCCACAAGGGCAGACTGCAGCTCTTCGCTGCCAATCTTCGCGAAGAAACTGGCGTAGGTGTCTGCTTCGATGGTGGGAAGAATGGTGGCTAGAAGAGAAGCCTTCTTCTCCTTCTTATGCTCCTTGGGAGCCTTGTGCTCGCCGTAGAACAGACCGGTACCGCTCGGGCCTTCGTGTGAGCTAGGGGTGAGAATACCGCCGAAGGGGTTCCAGGCGTTGTTCCCCTTCTCATGCTCCTTGGCGGCGTACTCGTGGTGGCGCGGGTCCATGGCCAACGCATCCTCCCCGGTCATCCCGAAGCGAAGAGCCTCGAGCATGTTCGGACCCTTGCGGCCATCTCCGTACCCAGGAGCGTAGGCCTGCGTGTGCCCAAGAAGCTCGGCGCCATGTCGCGCCTTCATGCGGTGATGCTCGGCGTCGAATTTGTGGCCTTTCTCGGTGACAGCGAAGGCGGTCTTAGCCGAAGCCGTCTTGCCTCCGCCACCCATGCCTCCCATGGCCGCACCACCACCGCCGAAGCCGCCACCCTGCCGGAACGGCGGGTAGAGCTGGCCGATCATGGAGGTGTCGCCGGGGGTCAGGCTGGTGACGTCGAAGGCCGACGGACGGAACACGGCTGAACGAAGCCGGGCTTCTGTGAGCGGGATGACCTTGGCGTTCTCGGTGACGAGGACATCGAAGGGCTGGAGCTTGCGGTCACGGACGATGATCGGGATGCGGGCCTGCTTGATGCCCGCCGAGGCCATTGCCTGCGGGTCCATGCCACGCTGAATCTCCGTCTTGTTCATCACTTCGATGTGGCCGAAGGCGAAGCCTCGCTCAGCATCCACTCGGTCCATGACGACGTGAGGCTCGAAGTCCGAGATGTACGGGACCTGCTTGAACAGCTCCTGAAGGATCTCGTTCGGCCAAGCGTTCGGGTCCTCCGGGAGTGCAACTTCCGAAGCGGTCTTCTCGAACGTCAGCGTCGAGGCGATGAACAAGTCCTGAGTCATCGTATTCTCCTACCTTCCGGAGGGTACAAGTACTAGACGATTTTGAGAACCAGCCCCAGAGAGGCAAAGACCGAGGGGGACTTGGTGAGGAGAATGATGCCCTGAACTGCCTCAGCGGCGGTGATGAAGTTACCACCATCCACAAGACCCGCCGAGAACTGCGAGGCAATCTCTCCGCCGGCGCCGGCAAGTGTGACGTTGTCGAAGTTCAGGAGGAATACGGGTCCTGCAGAGAGAGCAGCCGCCAGAGCTGCGAAGAAGGCCACCGCAGGTAGCTTCACAGCTAGGGCTGCTTCGATGAGCGCTGAGATACCTCCCAGCTTGATACCCAAGGCCAGGGCCAGAGAGATGTTTGCCCCGATGTCCAGGGCGATGGAGGGGACTGGCAGGTTGAGGGCGAGCTGGATGTTCGCCATGAGGTTGGCGAGACCTGACAGGAGTAGCGCCGGGTTTTGGATCGTCAGAGAGACGGAGATCTGTGCCTGTACTGCGGCGTTGAACTGGGCGGAGATGTCCGCCTGCAGCCCGCCAAGACCGAAGGCTCCGAACAGAGCCAGGTCCAGCTGAGCAAACAGCGGCGCAACAATCCCGAGGGACGCTGCCGCTGCGATGTTGATCCCCCCGATGGGGAGAGCTCCGAGGATGTTGACCGTCATACCTTCACCGTCTCGTTACCGTTCACGATGGTGCCGACCTGGGGGAGTACCGTGGAGATCACTCCTGCAGGTATCGTGAAGGCGGCGCCGGCGATGGCGAACGGGATGGGTGGGCCTGGTGGCGCTCCCGGCGGGGAGAGAATCATTGTGCCTGCAAGAATGAGAGTTCCAGACAGCATGCACGGCGCCAGGCTGATGGGCGTGCTGACCAAACCTCCCTTGAAAGCGACAGCGATATCGCCCTTACCCAGACGGACAAGGTCCCCCTTCATGTGCGTGTAGACACCGCCCGTAATGTCCATGCCATTCTTCGAGCTCACGCTCATGGCTGCGTCTGTGGAGATGGAGATGTCCTCGTCCACCTTGAGGGTGAGCTTCTTCTTGATGTGGCAGAAGACGTCACCTTTGACCGTGCAGGCGATGTTGCCGTCCCTATCCAAGGCGAACTTGTAGACCACATCCTCCGCCGTACTACTGCCGGCAGCGTCCCCGCTATCGGCATTGAAGCCCTTGGGAGAGACTACAACCTCGTAGACGACCCGGGCGGGTAGCCCGCCCTCCGGATCAATCGGGTTCGCAACATGGCCTTTTGAAATCCGGATGTCCGCGTACTTGTCATCCGCGAAGATCCTGAAGACCTCGACGTTGGTAACGGCGGTGTCCTGTCGGCCCTCCGATAGACCCCAGAGAATAGAACCACCAACGTTGTGGTGGCTGTAGCGCTCACTGATATCGAGCATGTGGTTGTCGAGTGGGATGAAGATGCGCTGACTAAGTTCAGTAGCTCCAATCTGCAGCACTCCTCCCCGATGAAGAATCACGAACTGTCCATCGCGCCCCCGCATCATGATGTCGCCGGGCTTCGCTCGAGGACGCCCGCCATCAAAGCGTGCCTCGGTGGCGTTATTCATCACGCCGCCGTGGCTGGCCGTCCCCTTAGGGGCATCAGGGGCTGAAGCATCCGCCACCTTCTCGAAGGGCATGATGAAGCAGAGTACGAAGGGAGGAGAGCTATCTGAGGGGAGGCAGACCGTGCACTTCGCACCGACTTCCGGCATGGCGTAGATGCCCTCCCCGTTGGAGTAGTGCATGTACGGGCTGGCAACCTGGATATTGAGGTACTTCTTCCGGTCAAACGTAGTGCTGACGTCGACTGTCCAAGTCACAACATTCAGTCCGATGACCTTACCGTCGACAATCTTGCCAGCAACAGCACCTTCGCTCGAGGTCATGGACGAGCGAAATGCGCTCGCTGACCCAGCCTTCCTGTGGTCGTTTACTGATGCTGAGCCAGCCATGGTCAGTAGTGGTGTTCCGGGACGTCCTTGAGCTTACCTAGTCCCGGCAGCTTCGACTTTGCCTGAGTCATCCCGAACTCTGCTCCAAAAGCGATGCCTGGCACTGGGTGGAGTCCGTGGATGTTGGACTGCGCATGAGTAGAGGCTGCATCGAGGATGGTGTCCTTCAGCCTCTGGTGTTGCAGCTTCGCCATCCAGTCTTCCTGCAGCGAGAGCGGCATCATGTCGACACCCTTCAGCACAGGCTTGTGCTCGATGGGGTTCTTGCCAGCCTTCACCAAGTCCGAGTTGATCTTGCGGATGATGGAGAGTGGGCGGAAGTCTCCGCGCAATGTCTCATGGTGATCGCCTGGGTCGACGATCTTTGTGAGGTTCGACATCGCACTCACCACGGTCTCGACAGCACGACGGCGGACACCCTCGCTCTTATAGAGCTCATGAATCTCCGAGGTCATGTGGTTCTGGACCTTCTCCATGTTCCCAGTGGCCTTATACAGATCATGGGGGTTCACGAACGTGCGATTCGGGTCGGACAGGTGCTGTCCCGCATCGAAGTGCATCCCCACTTTCGGCGCCTCCCAAGGGATGAAGCCTTCGACTTGCTTCTCGTGGGGGAGAAGTTCGTGCAGTGGCATGCCGCTGTCGTCCTTGCCGACGAAGTGCTTCACGCCGCCGATGAAGATGTTCGCCCCGATATCCGTCCTCTCAATCTTGTCCACCTTCCCCGAGTGCATGGCAAGAGAAGAAGCGTTGGGGATCTTCTGGGGGAGCATGGTGAGCTGCTGGAACCGAGCGAAACTGTTCAGTAGTTTGCCACCTCCCTGCTCCTTCACGCCTCCGGTGTGGAAGCTCTTGAGCGTGAGCTGGACGGCTCGCTCTCCCACGGCATGTGCCGCCAAGACACCCAGGTTGGTGCCGAGGGGGTGGTCATGCCCGCCGTGGCCGAGGCCGGCGTCCATCTGACAGATGCCCTTCTCGCTCTCGCACTTGAGGGGGCTGCGGACGACGATCTTCGCATCCTTCTTCGCCGCTATGATCTGCCCCACAACGTCAGGGCTCAATCGGGTCCCGGCAGTGATGTGCATCTGCCCGTGCTTGAAGTCCTCAGCGAGGTAGCGATCATGAACATCCGGCTCGTGGATGTCCAAGGAGATGCCCTTCTTGGTCCCGCAGTCGTGCTCGTTGACCACCAGGTGCATCATGTTGTTCATCAGGAGCTTCGACATGTAGCCGGGCTCCTGAACCTCTTGAACCTTCATGACGGCGCCGCGTCGAGCTCCGTGCATCTGAGTCCAGTACCCGCCCACGTCGAGCCCTTCGGAGTAGCTCTTGGTGACTGGTGTGGGGATCTTTCGGTCCGCCGAGTCTCGGTAGATCATCGGAGCGATGACCATCTGCTTGTACTGCTCCCAGCCCGGCTTCACGCCTGCTTGGTACATCTGGAACAGGTTCGTAGGATCTTTCTTGAGCTTCTCCTCGTGCTTGTCCTTGATGGCCTCCTCAGCCTTCTCGTACACCACGATGGCCCGACGGTCCTTGTCCGCCTCCGGGATGTTGTGGTTGGCTCGAAGGTCCTTGACCTCCTTGTGGGCCTCAGCGAGCAACTTGTCTCGGGACTCGTGGTCCGGAGTGAAGTCTGCCAGGGACAGTGAGTGTGTCCCCACAGGGATGACAACCTTCTTCTTGGTCTCTGCCAGGGGAAGGTTCTTGTGGAAGACGAAGTTGTGGCCGGCGTTTTCCGGCGGGTGCACCTCGACTAGCCCGAAGGCTGCTCCGTTACCGAGGTCCTTCATCTTATTGACGATGCTTCCAAAGTCCTTCGGGTGGTTGTTGGCGATCGTAGTGAAGAGACTGTCGAGGCCCTTCCGGTGGATGCGGAAGTCGAGGTTGTGCATGACATCCTTCTGCATCGCTTCCGGCAGTGCCGTAGCAAGAAGGACTCGTCCTCCCGTTGTCTTCTTGTCGCCAACGTGGACGATGTCGTGGATGGTCAGATCTCCCTTACGAACCGCGTCAACGACCAGTCCTTCATGGGCGAACTTCTTCCCGGTGTCCTTGCCGGTGACGCTCAGTTTGTAGAGGCCCAGCGCGGCCTCGAGCGTGGGCGTGAACATGACCTTGCCCGTCGCGTCGTTGAACAGGTTGTTCGAGGGCATCATCTTGTATGCCTCGGCTACAGCCTCGTGGTGAATGGGCACGAAGATGCTCATCGTGTCCCCGTCGAAGTCAGCGTTGTATCCACCCGTGACGAGCGGGTGAATCTGGATAGCCTGACCTTCGACGAGCTTCGGCTTGAACGCCTGCACGCTGAACTTGTGAAGCGCCGGGTCGCGCTTCATGAGAACCGGACGCTCCTCAACCACCTTCTGCAGGGCGTGCCACACCGCAGGGGTCTTTTGCGTGATGAGTTTCTGGGCCTCGATGGCGGTAGGCGCGTGCCCCAAGTCTCGTAGCTTCCGCACGACAAAGGGTTTGAAGAGGTCGAGCGCCGCCGTCCTCGGCAGCCCTACCTCGTCCAGTCCCAGGCTCGGCTCCGGCACAATCGTGGAGCGCATCGTCATGTCCTGACGGCGATCCATCAGCGTGCTCTGAAAGAAGCCAGTCTTCGGGCTTGCGCCGGCGATCTGGTGGAGGACACCCTTCTGGTTGTTCTTCGTGTCCTCGTAGGGGATGCCGACACCCATGATGGCCTTCACGCCATCGTAGAAGTCTCTCCGGAGGTTCGTCTTACCGGGGTCGGTGAGGTTCTTCTTGAGGAAGGGGTCCCCAAGCTTCTCGTTGACCTCACCGAAGTTCGAGTAGAGGCCGTTCAAGTCGGCGTACTTCACAGCCCCTGTCGGTAGCATCGAGACGGGGCGCATCACCGGAGGGATGAGCGGGAGGTGGTGCAGGACATAGGCTTCGCTTGGCTTGAGGCCGAGCTCCTGCAGCGACTGGAGGTACTTCACCTTCTTCAGTGCCGGGTCGATCTTCGCCCCCTTCGCTCCCGTGAGCTCCTTCTTTGCCGACTTGAGATCCTTCTCTACGTCGATCTTGTCGAGAAGCATCTTGATGGCCGCACCACCCGTCACTCCTGAGCCAACGTCCACAAGGCTGCCCGTGGGGGCCACGCCACGCTCGCCGGAGACGACCGAGAAGTAGTCCTTCTTGGAGAGGCCCGTCAGTCTCTGGATGGGCTTCTCGAAGATAGGGTTCGGGACGGGCTCAGCCAGCACGATGTGCGACCACTTCCGGCCACCAAGACCGCCGGTGATTTTCTCGTCGAAGATGCCACCCGGACGGGGCTTGAGGTCGCCGTCCTTCAGCTTCGCATCCAGCCTCTCTGTGGGCTTCGGGATTGCCCCGTTGCTCATGTGGAGGATGTGCTTGTCCGTGAGGGGGGAGAGCGAGAACGCATGCCCCTGCTTCTCGACGTTCACACCGGACGCACGGAGCATGTCCGTGAACTTCTGGAAGGCAAAAGTAGACGTCGGCACCGGCAGCGGCTGGCCCGTCTGAATGGCCGTCCACACCTGGTTATGCTGGGAGTTCCAGGCCTTGGCGGGGTTGGTCTGGGGGTCTGCGCCCTCCGACTTCCACGTCTGCATCTCACGGACGTTGGCCTTGGCCCCGTGCGCCAGCATGGCGTACATGCCGAGGACACCCATGGATTGTCCGCCGGTTCCTGCACCGCTCGTGGGCTGCAGGTTCATGTCGTAGTGCTCGTTCGATCCAATGCCTGGAGAGCCCATACCGGAGCGGACACTCATCTTCTTGTCCACCTGATGGACCAGCTTGAGCATGTGCTGGGGACCGACCAAAGCCTTGCCAATTGAGTGGCCAGAGACCGGGTCAATGAGCTCTTCGGTGTCCGACAGTCCGTGCTCCTTGAGCTCCGACTTCACTCGAGCAAGAGTGTCGACCATCGGCTCGAAGTTCTTCACCGTGTAGGTCTTGCCAGTCTTCTGGGCAACCTTGCCCGCACAGACCTCGAGCACCTGCCCAACGTTCATACGGCCAGGGATCCCACTAGGGTTGAGGGCAACCTCGATGTGCTTTCCGTCCTTGGTGTGGGGCATGTCGTGGTCCGGTAGAACCATCGTGACAATGCCCTTGTTGCCGTAGCGGCCAGCCATCTTGTCACCGACCTGCATCGGCTCGATGGTGCGCACATGGACAATGACGTCCTTGCCCGTCTTGTGCGTGCTGACGACTTCTCCCTGGAAGTCAGAGTCCCAGCGCATACTCTTGTCCGTGTGTGTTCCAGCCAACGAGCGCCGAATAGCCGCAACACCTGTGCGGTCACGCAGACGGAAGGGCTTCATGGCCAGGATGAGAGGGTCTCCTGGGCTCACCTTCGTGCCGACACGCACGATGCCGTCATCACCAACCTTCTTGAGCTGGTCCTTCGTGAAGGTCGTGGGGTTCTGCACCTCGAACCTCTTCGGACTGAAGACCGTGTCTTCCTCGAAGGGGAGCGTGTGCTTGTGGAGATGCTGGCTTGACAGCTTGTCCGCAGCGCTCTGGGAGATGACGATGCCGTCCTCGAAGTTGTAGCCCTTGAAGGGCACATACCCAACGCGGAGGTTCGTGCCGAGAGCCAGCGTTCCGTTCTTGGAGAAGTTGGTGTCAGCAACTGTCTGGCCCATCTTGATCTTGTCGCCGATAGCAACAAGCGGCGTAGAGTGCATGACACTCTTCGCGTCGTTCAGGGGGTAGTTGTTGTAGAGCTGAACTTCGTGCTTCTTGCCCGAGGCATCTTGGATGTGGATTGCATCCTTCTTGATGTCGGTCACCGTGCCGTCCACGTGTGAGCGGTGAGACGCCTGCTTGCCGACCACGTTCTCGAAAGTCTCGAAGCCCTTAGCCGTGACGCCCGAGGACACCTGCACCAGCGGACTCTCCCGATTCACCAGGGAGATCGACTGCTCGATGTGCCGGCTTGCCATGGACGCACGGTTACCGCTCGTGTTCCCCAGGAACGGGATCAAGTTCGAGGTGATGTTGAACAGCTGGCTCGGGTGACGAAGCACGTACTTCGCGTCGGAGAACTTGCCCTCACGAATCTCCTGCCCCAGCACATTCATCTTCACCTCTGGGTGCAGAGGTACTGGCTTGTTGTTCTCCCAGCGAACCTGGTCCGGGAGCACGATAGAGGACTTGTGGACCTCACCGGGCGGGACGAGCTCAGTCTTACCTGTCTGGATATTGTAGAGGTGAATCTTCGGCTGGTTGCCATCCTTCTTCACGCCGATGGGAAGGCGAAGCGTGATGCCCGTCTTCTCCCCCTCCGGCGTATGAATGGGGTCGAGGAAGCCCAGGTGAGACGGGTTGACGAACTTCGCCTCATCCGTGACGGACTGCTCCGACTGGATGCCACCAGGCCCCATGATGGTTGTCTGCTGGGACGAGCTCACCATCTCCACCGGGTTGATCTGCGAGGCCACTCGGGTCGCGCTGTTCTTGTGGAAGATGTCCTTCATCGGCTTGTTGAACAGGTCGAACTTCACGACCTCACGCACGGCCGTTGCCGTGTTGATCTTCCGGCTCGCCTTGTCTCGGATGGTGCGGCTGGCCTGGCGCAGCTTGTCGAAGGCGAAGTCCCCGACGGTACGCAGGTCCTTGAAGACAAGGCTGTCGCGGTCGTCCTCGGGGGCACCAGCCTGGACCTTGAGCATCTTGGCCGTGGCCAGGTGCATGGCCTCTCCCGTCACATGTGGGAACGCCTTGCCCAGCGTGAGCTCCGTTGCCTCAGGGCGCATCTTCGACTCGGTCATCGTATCGAAGAGGTGCTGCTTTGCTTCCTCTGCCGATGCCGGTGCCACGCGCTTGTCCGCCTTGAAGAAACGCTCCACGGCGCCAGCCGTACCTCGAGCATTCTTGTTGTCCTCGAGGATCTTCTTGCCCCAGGACTTCTCGAGATCGTCATCCGCGATGCCCATCGTCTTGAGGATGGGGTAGAGCGGTAGCTTGCTCTTGCCGTACTCCATCAAGAAGCGGTTCGACTTCGGCTCGAACATGATGTCGAAGGCTTTGCGGCCCGACACATTGAAGCGGCTCTCGAGCTCGCCGTTACGCCGGCGCCGAACATAGACACCGGGCTTGAGCTGCCACTGGTTGTCGACCTGGTACTCCTGCCCATCGACGATGTAACTGTAGCGCTTCGTCATCTTCGGGATCTCAGCGACGCGCACACGCTGCGTGTCCACTGCTTTGCCCGTAGTGTTGTCCTTCAGCTCGAGCGTGGCGTAGACGGGGACACTCCAAGAGTCTCCGTTGATCTTCGCCTTGTGCTGCGAACGAATGTCGTCCGGATCTAGGTGGTCCTTGGTCTCCAAAGACTTGAGATGGAGGGACTGCACCTTCCCATTCAAAGGGAAGTGCTGACGGATGCCCTCCTCAACCTTTTCTTGGAGGTGAGCAAACGCTTCCTGTGGATCTAGGTGCGCCATGGGCTACCGAGAGGTTACCCCAGGACGCCGTGCATAAGAACTGAGAAGCGTGCAAGACCTCCCATTACGCGGGGATAAGTGTCTTGGTGGGAAACATCTCATCAGACTTTGGAGGTCGCGTGGGTGTGCCGATGGTTGCGGGTCCCGGTCAGACGGATGGCGGCATGTTCGAGGATGACATCGACAGTCTCTTCGATGGGAGTGACGACTACGACGACGACAGCGATGACCGAGACTCGGGCGGAGACGACGATTGATGTTGTTCTGGGCAGTGACCGCAGGGCTGATGAACGGAACGCTCATCTGGATTAGGAGGAGGCTCGCGAAGATCCAACGGGAACAAGAATCTAGGAGGTAGCTCGTGCTTCTCGACCCGTACCTAGACAAGCACCTGGTGGTCCCGTACGCGGGCACACGACTCTTGCCTGAGACCTTCGACCTAGTTGGTGCGGAGATCTTAGACCCGGCAAATTCTGAACGCAGGTGGACTCTCAAAGCTTTCTACGCACCGGTGCGTGGCAGAGCCCTCGGGGGAGTCCGCGCCAAGCTGACGGACCAGAAAGGTTTTACTACGTTCTGCAACCAGCGAGATCTGGAGGTACTCGTTGGCATAGCGGAGCCTGGAGCCTACTGCCCGTGGGCGAAGGAGGATTACGCCGAGCCTGGGGGGCAGGACTGGTACGGGCTGTTCATGGATGACGATGACCTCGACGATGACATGCACGATCGGGAGATGTTGCTGCGCTCGCAGTCACTCTCTGGAATCTTGGTGGGCAGCCTCGAGGTCGTTCGTCGTCTGCACATAGATACGCAGTACGACGTGGAGGAGCTCTCAATGCTTCTCTGGGACTGCGACCCACGCACAGGAATCACTCCTGACCTGCGCTTGGAAACCGTTGACGGCCGCTGGAAGCGCGTCGAAAGGATAAAGGTTCAATGGCAGTACCTTCGATGAGTCTCCTGTTCCGTCAGCACCTGGAACAAGAGCTGGAGGTGGAAGAGGAAGAAGAGGAACGACAGCCAGGTGAAGCCGAGCAGACCTGCATGGCCTGCGACGCTCCCCTCATCTACACGGAAGAGGTGTTCAAGCTGGTGGTTGAGTACCCGCTCTTCAATGGGCGGGAAACTCTGCATCTGGACTTTCAACATGACGAGGGGGTGTATGAGGGCGACTTCTACTACGAGCCGCTGTTCTTCGAGTTCTCTTGCTGGGAGAACGCGACAGAGTCTCTGAGGAAGATGCTCGAGGATGCTCCGCCGGTGAAGCATTCAACAGAGCTCTTCGCATGCAGCTTCTGCGAGTCCTCCATCTGCGATCTGGAGATCTACGGGGCTGCCTATATCGGCGAGCTCCACGTCTCCCCCAGGATGCCCAACGGAGAGCCCACCGACACGTTCGTCACGATCGCAAAGCCAGACTACATCTGTCTCGGATGCCTCCTGCTGTTGGACGGCGAAGAGATCGACCTCTGGGATGAGGAGCTGAACCAGGTCGGGGAGTGCCAAGAGTGCTCTCACATCCGGTGCTGGCGGTACGGGGACGGGCGCTGCCCCTGTCCGTGCCACACCGAGGAGGAAGAATAGTGCGTGGTCCGTCGTGCTGCTGGGCGAGTGCCTGGCGGTGCGGCGGAGCATCGTTTCTGCGCGGGGGTCTTTGTTACCCCCACACTTGTCTGAAGAAGTGAACTGAACACGAGCAAGGAACAAGAATGGCCAAGCAAGCTGTGACGCTGGAAGCAATCC